GGCTTCTTTTTTTGTGTACGAGTTTTCAGGAGTCGGAACCATGCCCCGAGGGCCAGCGCCGAAGCCGGCGGCTCTCCGCCAGCGACGGAACACGGTGACCACGAAAGCGGCGCTTCCGTCGGTCGAGGCGTCGGCGACGAACGAGGTGCCGGAACTGCCACCGCGCAACGGCGAGTGGCACCCCGCCGTGATCGAATGGTGGGACAGCGTATGGCGTTCCCCCATGGCGGCGGCCTGGCTCGACTCCGACATGCGCGGCGGACTCTTCCTGCTCGCGGATCTCCACCAGGTGCGGTGGGAATCTCGCTCGGACGGCCCGCTGCTGGTGAAGGTCGCCGCAGAGATCCGGTCGCAGGAGGTGCGCTTCGGGCTGTCGCCGATCGACCGCAGGCGGCTACAATGGGAGATCGCCCCCGGAGCGGAGAACAATTTGGACCGGCGCCCTGAGGGTGGTCGACGCGCGCGGCCGCAGCCGCCGCCGGCGGATGACCCTCGCAAAGTGTTGAGGATCGCATGAGCGACACGTGGACTTCTAACCGCCCCGTCATGGCGGGGTGGTACTGGTGGCGCCAGCGCCAGCACGCCGCACCTGTGGTCGTCGAACTCTTCTGGGACGGGGCGCGCTGGCGCTGGCGCGACAACGATGGGCGTCTCTGGGGGGATGCGGACAGGGGTGACTCGTCGTGGGGTCCTCGCATCACGCCGCCGGAGGTGCCGGTGCTGTGACGATCATCATGTGCCCGCCCGATGACGATGAACCGTGGCCGACGCTCGGCCCGTTCGTGTGCGAGTTCATCGAGAGCGAATTGTGCCACGGGCCCGGTGACCTGCTGGGCAAGCCGGTCGTGTTGAACGACGAAGAGCGCGCCTGGTTCTACCGGATGTATGAGGTGGAGCCGCCGTTCGTTGAGCGCCGTCAGGGCGGGGTGATCGCGCGCCATGCGAACCCCCGCGCCGGGCGACGCAGGTTCCAGCGCTGCGCCCTGTCCCTCCGGAAAGGCAGCGCCAAGACAGAGAAGGCCGCGTGGATCGCCGCCGCCGAGCTCCACCCGCAGGGCCCCGTCCGCTGCGACGGGTTCGAGAAGGTCGCGGGCATCTGGACCCCGGTGCCGATGCCGGTGTCCGACCCCTACATCCCCATGATCAGCTACTCCGAAGAGCAGACGGAGGAGCTGGCCTACGGGGCCCTGCGGCGGATCCTCGAAGAGGTGGGGGCGGACGACGTCTTCGACATCGGCCTGGAGCGGATCATCCGGCTGGACGGGAAGGGAAAGGCGGAGGCGGTGTCCGCCAGCCCGAGCGCGCGCGACGGGGCCCGCACGACGTTCCAGCACGCCGATGAGACGCACCGCTTCGTGCTCCCGAACCACGTCAAGGCGTGGACGTCGATGCTCGCCAACCTGATGAAGCGCCCACTCGCCGACCCGTGGGCGCTGGAGACGACGACGGCGCCGGCGCCCGGCGAAGGATCGGTGGCGGAGAAGACGATGGAGTACGCGCACTCGGTTATGACGGGCCGCTCCACGCACTCGCGGCTATTTTTCTACCACCGCGAGGCGGGGGAGCGCCACGATCTGACCACGCGCGCGGGGCTGAAGGCCGCCATCGCCGAAGCGTCTGGGCCATACATCGCGCAGTGGTCGGATCTCGATGGGATCGCGGCGGCGTTCGAGGAACCTGGAGCGGACCGGCCGTACCTCGAGCGGGTCTGGCTAAACCGGGTGGTGCAGGCGACCGGCGTCGCGTTCGACATCAAACAGTGGCGGTCCCTTGCACGCCGGGAGTATCGCGTCCGAGCAGGGGCGCCCATCGCGCTGGGCTTCGACGGGTCGCGCTTCGAAGACGCGACGGCCCTGATCGCCACGGAGCTCGCTAGCGGGTTCCAGTGGCCTCTCGGGATCTGGGAACGGCCCCTCAGCGTGGCCGAGTGGGAGGTGCCCGTCGACGAGGTGGATGCCGCGGTCGCCGCGGCCTTCGAGCGCTACCGCGTCACGCGGATGTACTGCGACCCGTTCAAGTGGGAGAGCTGGGTTTCGCAATGGGCCGGCCGTCACGGAGCCAAGCGTGTGCTGGAGTGGCGGACGAACCGACCGAAGCCCATGGCTTACGCCATCCGGTCGTACCTGGTCGCCATCGCCACAGGCGAGGTGAGTCACGATGGCGATCCGCTGATGGAACAGCACATCGCGAACGCCCGCCAACAGCCGACCGGTCTCTACGACGAGGAGGATCGGCCGCTGTGGGTGTTGAGGAAGGAGCGCCCGAACAGCCTCAAGAAGATCGACGCGAGTGTGGGCGGGTGCCTCTCCTGGGAGGCGCGCAACGACTCGATCGCCGCGGGCGAGGGGGCCCCCTCGAGGCCCTCCGTCTACGAGACCCGGGGGGTGCGAAAGTTCTGAGCGGTTGACGCGCGGAACGCACTTCGCCTATCTTTGCGTCCATAGCCGCGGGTCAACCGCCCGCGCGAACGAGCCAGTGCAGAGCCGAGTCGACGCTCCCCGTGCGGGGGCGTCGGCTCTTTCGTTTCCGCCCCCCCCACCAGCCCCGCGTCTCCCGATGGCCGTTCCCCGCCGCGGCACTGATCGAAGGGGCTTCGTCCCGCGGAGCCTGATCGCGTGGAAGCCGGACGCGAAGGACGTTCTCACGTTCTCCGGCATCGCCCTGTTGGCCCTCGGGGCCGGGATGGTCTACACGCCGGCGGCGCCGATCGTGGTGGGCGTTCTCTTCCTGCTGCTGGCCCGGCCGTGGGTCTCGTAAGTCGCCTCGCGCGGCCGCGCGCCGAGACGGACCGCGAGAAACTGCTTCGCGCGGTACGGGGCGCGGGCGGCCGCACGAAGAGCGGCGTGCACGTGACCGAGGCGACGGCGATGCGCGTGGCGGCAGTGGCGGCCTGCGCGCGTGTGTTCGCGGAGGACGTCGCCAAGCTTCCGCTCATCCTCTACCGGCGCCTCGCCGGCGGCGGAAAGGAGCGAGCGACCGACCACCCGCGGTACCGGCTGATGCACGACCAGCCCAACGGGGTGCAGACGTCGTTCGCGTTCCGCGAGCAGATGCAGACCTGCATCGAGTACCGCGGCAACGCCTACGCGTTCAAGGTCCGCGTCCGCGGTGAGATCCGCGAGCTACTCCCCATCCACCCCTCCAAGGTGAGCGTCCGACGGAGGGACGATTGGGAGCCGGTCTACACCGTCGACGGGAAGGAGTACGGCCGCGCCGACATCCTCCACATCGCTGGGCTCTCGGACGACGGGGTGTGCGGGCTCTCGCCGATCACCCTCCACCGCGAGTCCATCGGCCTTGCGATGGCGACGCTCGAGCACGGGGCCAAGCTGTTCGGCAACGGCGCGCGGCCGAGCGGCATTCTGGAGTACCCGGGGGTTTTCTCCGACGAGGCGGCGGCGCGGCTGAAGGAAAGTTTCGAGGAGGAGCACGGCGGCGAGAACATGCTACGCACGGCGCTGCTGGAGGACGGGGTGACGTGGAAGGCGGTCGGACTCAGCAGCGAGGACGCGCAGTACCTGGAGACGCGGAAGTTCCAGCGTAGCGAGATCGCCGGCATCTGGCGTATCCCGCCCCACAAGATCGGCGACCTGGACAAGGCGACCTTCTCCAACATCGAGCACCAGTCTCTGGAGTACGTGGTTGACTCCCTGATGCCGCGGCTCGCCCGGTGGGAGCAGCGCCTGAATCTGGACCTGCTCACCCCCGCGGAGCGCGAGGTCTACTTCTTCGAGTTCCTGGTGGACGGGCTGCTCCGGGGAGACACGAAGAGCCGCAACCAGGCGCTGGAGATCCAGCGGCGCAACGGCGTCATCAACGCCGACGAGTGGCGGGAGATCGAGAACAGGAACCCGCTCCCCGACGGGCTGGGGAAAGTCTACATCACGCAGCTCAACATGGGCCCGGTGACGCCCGACCTCGACGAGAAGGAGTAGCGCCATGCAGAACCCGACGCGCGACCGAGTGCGGGCGTTCCTGGGCGGCAGGCCGAAGCGCCCCCGGATCGAGGCCGCGGCCGGATCGAACGAGGCGACGGTTTACGTCTACGACTACATCGGGTGGCTGGGCGTCGAGGCCGAGCCCTTTGTGCGCGAGCTCGCGGCGCTGCAGGTGGACACCATCCACGTGCGCATCAACTCCCCCGGCGGGGACGTCTTCGACGGCCGCACCATCGCCAACGCGCTGAAGCACCACCGCGCCCACGTGGTTTGCCACGTCGACGGCCTGGCGGCCTCCATCGCGTCCATCATCGCCGTCGCGGGCGACGAGGTGCGCATGGCCGAGGGGTCGTTCCTGATGATCCACAACCCGTGGGTGCTGGCGATCGGCGACGCCAACGACCTGCGCGAGCTGGCCGACACGCTGGACAAGGTCGGGGGGTCGCTGCGCGACACCTATGCCGCTCGGTCCGGCCTGGCCGCGGACGAGATCCAGAGCATGATGGACGAGGAGACGTGGATGGACGCGGCCGAGGCCGTGGCGCTGGGCTTCGCGGACGTGGCGGAGGGTGCGGCTGGCGACGACGCCGCAGCGTCCTTCGACCTGTCGGTCTTCGCCCACGCGCCGGAGCAGCTCGCCGCGGCGCAGCGCAGCCGCCCCGCGCGGCGCAGCCGTCCGCCCACGATTCGAGAGTGCGAGGCCAGGCTTCGGGACGAGCTCGGCCTCTCCCACACGGAGGCGCGCCGGGCGGCGGCCGCCGTGTTCCGCACCGACCCGGCGCCTCGGGATGAGGACGAAGGGCTTGCGGGAGTTCTCGCCGCGCTGGAACGGCGCGGCACCGCACTGGCCACCACCACCTGACCCCGAGGGAAACCACCATGCCCATGCCCGACCTGGCAGCGATCCAGGCGCTCATCGAGGAGCAGGGCCGCACGTTCGAGGCGTTCAAGGCCGCGAACGACCAGCGCCTGAAGGAGATCGAGAAGGGCGGCGCGCCTAGCGCCGAGTCCACCGCGCTCGTCGACCGCCTGAACGGCGAGATCGCCAACCTGCAGGCGAGGATCACCGAGTTCGAGAACCGGGCCGCGCGGCCCCCCGCGGGCGACGGCAAGCCCGACAGCCCCGAGGCCGCCGCGAAGAAGGCCGCCTTCCTGGCGTTCCTGCGCGGCGAGCCGATCCCGCGCGAGATGCGCGCTGCCCTGGTCGAGGACGCGACCGGCGAGATCCTGGTGCCGGAGGACATGGACCTGGAGATCACCCGCGCCACCGCGAAGGAGACGGTGATGCGGCAGCTCGCCCGCATCCGCACCACCAGCAGCAACCGCGTGCGCCGCCGCTCGATGAACGAGCTGCAGGTGGGGTGGGGGAAGCTGGAGACCGGCGCGGCGCTGGTCGAGAGCACGCTCACCCCGGCGCAGGAGTACATCTACGTCGAAGACCTGTACGGCCTCACCAAGATCGGCGAGGACGAGCTGATGGACGCCGATCCCGACCTGGAGCAGTACGTAAACGACTCCTTCAGCGACGCCGTCGCGAACGCGGAGGACACCGGCTTCGTGCTGGGCGCCGGCCACGCGAGCGAGGAGCCGGAGGGCGCGCTCACGGCGGCTGCGGGGATCGCCACCGTGGCGGCCGGGCAAATCGACGCCATCACCGCCGACGACTTCCTGAACCTGGTCTACGCGGTGCCGGCGCAGTACCGCCGCAACGGCAACTTCCTGATGGCGTCCACCACGGAGCTCGCCATCCGCAAGCTGAAGGACTCGAACGGCCAGTACCTGTGGCAACCGACCCTGCAGGCGGGCCGGCCGAACACGTTCCTCCAGCACGGCATCTACAACGCGGAGGACGTGCCGGCGATCCCGAGCTCCGGCGGTGCGGTGCGCGTGGCCGCCTTCGGCGACTGGAAGCGCGGCTACATGATCGTGGACCGCCGCGGGACCATGGTGAAGCGGCTGAACGAGCTGTACGCCGCCGAGGGGAAGGTGGGCTTCATCGTCCACCGGCGCGTGGGCGGCGGCGTCACGATCGCCGACGCGCTGCGCGTGCTGACGGTGGCCGGCGCCTGATCCGGCGCCGCTGACTGGTGAAGGTGGGGCGGCGGTTCTCTCACGCCGCCGCCCCGACGCCTGACGACTTCCAACCCGCGAGGGGCGACATGGCCGAGGAGAAGAACACCATCCGCGTGCGGATGCTGAAGACGGTGGCGAACGCGTCCACCGTGTGGTTCGCCGCCAACGAGGCGGAGAACCGCGACGGGCTGTACGAGGTGGACGCCGAGGTGGCGCGCGCGTGGATCCGCGACGGCGTGGCCGAGGCGGTGGGCACCGGCGCAAAGGCGGTGACCGCCGAGGCCGCGGCCGACGACGAGGCGCCGCGAGCGTCGGAGGTGGACCCCGCGCTCCAGGTGCAGGCGCAGCCGGTGAACCTGAGCGGACCCGTTCCCACCGCGCCGACGCCTGCGGCGAAGGGCACCACCGGCGGGAAGAAGAAGTAGGCCGTGCACGTCACCGTCGTCACGCCGCCGGCCGCCGAGCCGATCACGCTCGCCGAGGCGAAGCTCCAGTGCCGCGTCACCGGCTCCGCCGAGGACGCGCTGCTGGAGCCGCTCATCACCGCGGCGCGCGAAGCGTTCGAGGCGGAGGCGAACGTGGCGCTGGTGACGCGCACGCTCCGGCTCACCGTCGACGGGTTCGGGGTGAAGCCCATCCGCCTCCCGTTCCCGCCGGCGGCGAGCATCTCGTCGGTGAAGTACATCGACGCCGCGGGGGTGCAGCAGACGCTCGACGCCGCGGAGTACGTGCTCGACGGGTCCCGCCAGCCGGCGGTGCTGCGGACAGCCTACGGGCGGTCCTGGCCCACGGTGCGGCTCCAGCACGCGGCGGTGGAGGTGGAGTACGTCGCCGGCTTCGGCGGGCCGGCCGATGTGCCCGAGCTCGCGAAGGCTGCGATCAAGCTGCTCCTGGGGCACCTGTTCAGCAACCGCGAGGCGGTGACCATCGGAACGATCGCGAACGAAACGCCGCTGGCGTACCGGCGGCTCGTCAACCTCATCTCTCGCAGGGGGTTCGCCTGACCATGTACACGGTGAAGATGAACGAAGGCGGGAGAGCCCGCGAGGTCCCGCTCGGCGAGGGCCTGGAGCTGGTGGCGGGGAAGAGGGCGAAGTGGGAACCGCCGCTCGCGAAGCAGATGCTCCGCGAGGGCGACGCCGTGAAGGAGCGGGTGGAGGGCGAGGGCGGCGAGGCGGTGACCCGCGTCGTGCCGCCGGCCACCGCTGGCGCCGCACCGCCCGCGAAGAAGTAGGCCGTGCGCGCCGGGGCGATGCGGAGCTTCGCGGAGCTGTGGCGGCCGGGTGAGACGGCGGCCGCCTACGCGACGCGGAAGACTGCGCACGCCGAGGTCGGGACGCTCTGGCTGGAGTTCCTCGATCCGACGTCGCCGGCTCTCCGCGGCTACGGCGCCGGCGAGGTTTCTGGGGGGAGCGCGGTCGCTCGGACCCGGTGCCCCACCGACGTCCTGGCGCGCGACGTAATCTGGGTGAAGGAAGGTCCGCACGCCGGCGAGAAGTGGAAGGTGGAGGGCGCCAGCACGCCCGACAACGTGGTGGTGACGCTGGAGCTGAAGCCCTTCAACGGGGGCCTGCCGTGATCAACGTGCGGATGATCGACTCGCCGCTGGCCGGGCTGGGCGAGGAGGAGCTGGAGGCGCTGGGGCTGGAGTGCGTGCCGCTGGTGAACCGCATGACGGAGATCGTCGCCGACCGATACCGCGAGCAGCTCCAGCGGTCCACGCAGACGGCGCCAGGCGCGCCGCCGGTGCAGCGGAGGGGCGAGCTCCTCCGGTCGGTGACCACGCGCAAGGCGCGGCGGCGGGGGAAGTTCAGGATCGAGGGGGAGGCGGGCTCGCCGCTGCCGCAGGCGCACGCGCTGGAGCACGGGTTCACCGACGACGAGGGCCGTCTCCACCACCCCCACCCGTGGCAGCGACCGGGCGAGCTCGCCGCCGAGGGACCGATCGACGCCATGCTGAAGCAGGAGATCGAGGATGCGCCCCCGGTGGCCTGACCTCGTCGACGCCGCGGTGGACCTGGTGCTGGCGCAGCCGCGCATCCAGGCCGACGGCGACCGGCCCGCGGTAGAGATCCGGCGGCGGGGTGAGATCCACCAGCGTCCCACCGGCGAGGTGGTCAGCTGGATGAGGGCGGGGAGCCGAAAGGGCGACGGCTTCGTGGTGCTGCTGCTTCAGTGGGACGTCTGGGCGGCCGACTACCCCGCGGTGGTGGAGATCGAGACCGCGCTCATGCAGGCGCTCGACTGGAACACCTGCCGCGAGGTCAACGGCCTCAGGATGACCAGCGAGCACGACGAGGACCGTGACCATGAGGACTCGGAAGACGAGGCCACCCACACCTCGATCGACTTCCGGATGGAGGCGGTGTGGAAGCGGTAAAGGTGTGCGCCGCCCGGCGGCGCCTGACGATTCACTTTCAATCCCTGAGAGGCTCCGATGGCCGACGTATCTTTCCCCTCCGGCGGAAGTCTCGCCACCGCGCCTCGCAAGATCGGCCGGGGCCGGGTGCTCTGGTGCGACTGGTGGGACGGCACCGCCGATCTGGTGCTCGCGCACCTCGCCGACACCGAGGGCGATGTCAAGCTCGACCCCAAGAGCGAGATCGAGACGCTGAAGGTGACCGAACTCTTCGGTTCCGCTACCCTGGAGGCATGGGAGAAGGGCGGAGACCCCGAGCTTTCGCTCTCGCTCTTCCTGGCGGACCCGGCGCTGCGTCCGATCCTCACCCCCACCGGCGGCACCGGTGGCGCGGGCAACCTGCGGCGCAAGCCGGTGAAGTACCGCACGCTGGTGGTCCTGCCCGAGGAGATCTTCGTGAAGGCCGACGGGACGATGGGGACGGCTCTCACGTTCGCGAAGGCTGGGGGCGGCGTCTGGAAGCTCGACGGCGTGGCGTTCACCGCGGAGCAGACGCGGCTCCTCGACCTCTCGCTCTGGATCTGGCGATGCTTCTTCATGCGCCCGCCGGTGACGTTCAAGACGGGCGACGGCGACAAGGCGGTGGACTCCGTGTCCATCGCGGTGTGCCAGGACGTGACGAAGCCCGACGGCCAGCAGCTCTACACCCGCGGCGACCCGGCCGACGTGGGCATCGACATCGACCCGGTGGCGTGATCCGATGAAGGCTTCCACGCTCGGGCTGGAAGCGATGAGGGCCAACCACGCGGCGTTCGAGCAGACGAACCGCGTGGCTGGCCTTCTCGATTCCGAGCCCACCACTGCGAACCGCGAGGCGGTGCTGCAGCTCGTCGGCGGGCGCCTGGTCCCCTACCGGGGGCGCCTCTACTTCGCGCCGCCGATCCCCTACACGGTGGGGCTGGAGCACCAGCACCTGCTCGAAGAGCTCGACCGGCTCGCGGCGGGGGAGACGCGAGGGCCGCCGGTGTTTCCGCACGACGCCGACATGGTCACTCGGCGCATGGCGTACCGGCTCCAGTCCGGGGAGACCGGCTGCGTCCGCCGTTGCGTCCGACTCTTCCACCGGCACCTCCGGCCCGTGGCCTGGTGGGGGTTCCTCCCCTGGTGGATTCGACCCAACCCGTTCCGGGCCGCGAGCGCGCGGGAGATCGGGGAGCTGAACGCAAGTTTTCTCGTTGCCCGGATGACGTAGCGAGGCCGGTGAGCCAGAGGAAGAGACTCAAAGCCGTTGATCTGGCCGATGAATTAGCTGCGTTCGTCCGGGCGTACCCTCAGTGGACGGTGCCTCCTTGGGCGTTCTGGCGCCGCGACCGGGGGATGCCGGTGTCTTGGCAGCACTTCAGCATCGGGCAGCGGCATCTCGGCCTCGCCTACAATCGCGAGATGCTCCGGACTGCGGACGCGGTCGCCGTAGGGACGTCCCCGCCGGAGTGCAGATCGAAGTGGGCGGTGGACATCGAACCCTTCGCGGGGATGTAGGCAAATGGCCCTCAAGAGCTTCTTGCGGCGCGTCGGGATCACGCTCGATCGTGACTCGGCCGGCAGATTCCAGACAGAGTTCGAACGAAGCCTCGCGCTCTCCGGCGATAAAGGTGCGCGAGGACTCCAACGCGCGCTGAAGGAAACCCTTGCGCTCACCATCGCGGATCTTCAGAAGAGGTTGGCGGACGGGCTGATCACGCCTGCGACGTTCCACAAGCTGAAGCGTGAAGCGGAGCAGGGGTTTCTCCGTGCGATGTCCCAGGGCATGGACCGGCTCCGCGCCGCGGGCAAACTGACGGACGCGGAGATGGTGAAGCTCGCGCGCGACTTGGAGCGGGTGGGGCGTTCCGCCAACCAGTCGACGGACGAGCTGAACCGCATGGAAAAGAGCGGACTCTCGCTCGGGAAGATCTTTGCGGGCGGCGCCGTCTTTTCGCTGGGGATGGGTGTGGTGAATGCCCTCGGGGACGGATTGGTGCGCCTGAAGGACTTCCTTATCAGCGCCGTGAAGGAGTCGGTCGAGGCGGACAGCGTCTGGGATCACCTCGGCGCCACAGTCGGCAACCTCGGCCTGCGGTTCGAAGCGCTCCGCCCGCAGTTGGAAGCGGTCGTCGCACAGCTGAAGCAGAAGTTCCGGCAGTTCGACGACGAGGAAATCGCCGCCGGGCTGGACGCGCTCGCCGCCGGGACCCGGAACCTCACCTGGTCGCAGCGCAACCTCGGCACCGTTCTGGACATCTCGGCAAGGTACAAGATGAAGGCGGCCGACGCCGGCGAGCTGCTGGCGAAGGTCTACAACGGGAACTCCCGCGTGCTGCGCGGGCTCAACATCGTCGTGGGTGAAGGCGAGACCGCGCTGCAGGCGCTCCGGCGGGCCACGGCCGGGTACGCTGAGAACGAGGCGCAGAAGCTCTCCGGGCAGATCCAGGCCGCGGCCCATGGGTGGGGGGACTTCAAGGAAGCGATCGGCGGCGCCCTGACGGCCGCCGCGGACGGGCCCGGCGCGCTCTCGCCGCTCATCGACGCGCTCGATACGGCCACGAAGAAAGTGGAGGACAACCGCGACGAGGTATCGCGGTGGGCGCGCCTCTTCGCCACCACGCTGGTGGCGGTGGGCCGCGCGGTCATCGCCGCGGGGCGGGTGCTGGGCCAGTTCAGCGGCGGGATCCAGATCCTCGGCGCCGACCTCGCCGTGGGCGCCGCGCGCGTGCGGCTGTGGGCCGGGTACGTGAAGCTCGGCGCGTACCTCGCCACCGACGGGCTGCGCCGCGCCATCGACGGCATGGTGGACTTCGTCGCGAAGATCCCCGCTCCCGTCCGGCGGCTGCTCGGCATCGACGACGCTGCGCTGCACCAGTGGCGCGGCCAGAGCTTCGTCAGGGAGCTCGGCCTGTCGCAGGCGCGGCGGGAGGTCGCCTACCTGGAGGCGGCGCTCGGCCGCACGCGGGAGGCGGCGCAGGAGATCCGCGAGGAGGTCATCGGCGCCAACGTCGCCGCGGGCGCACCGCCCGAGGGCGCCGGCGGTGACACGGGCGGGGGGGGAGGGGGCGACCCAGGCCCGGCTGGGCGGGGAAGGGGCCGCGCCGAGCGAGATCGCGACGAGATCGCGCGCCTGAGGGACATCCTGAGGTTTCGCAACTTGACCGGACGTGAGGTGGCCCTGGTCACGCAAATCGAGGCGCGCTACAACGAGGAGCTCCGCACCCGCAACGTCACGCTGGAGCGCGAACTGGAGCTGCGGCGGCAGCTCGCCACCATCCGCGACGAGCTCCATCCCGCCATCACGCGGGCCGCGACCGGGACGCGGGCCACGGTCCCCGGCCAGGTGGGTGCCGACCCTACCAGCGACGACGACACCCGCCGGGTGAACGCCATGATTGAGGCGGGGCACCGGCTGACGGAGTCACGACGCGAGGAGCGAGAGTCGCAACGAGAAGTGCTTGCCGCGATGACCGCCGACTGGTTGTATGCCCATCGCGAGATGATGGATGCTTCGCAGAGCCTCGCGAGCGGTATCATCGACGCGATGACACAGACCTTCACGCAGATAATTGCGGACGGAGGTCTGGCGGCAAGCACGCTCGTGGACTTCCTGCGGCGAGCGGCGGTCGCAGGCGGTGCGGAAGTGGCAAGTCATGCCGCGCGGCGAGCAATGAAGGAAATCGGAGAATATTGGTCAGACAAGGCCGAAGCGGCCTCCTACGCAGCGCTCGCGCCGGTGAACCCGATGTATGCCGCGGTCGCCGCAGGAAAGGCGAAGTCCGCGGCGCTTCACTTGGTGTCCGCCGCAAAGTGGGGCGCGATCGCGGCTGCGGCCGGCGGTGTTGCTGGTGCCCTCGCCGGTGGAGGGGGTGGAGGTGGCGGTGGGGGGGCAGGGGGGGGCAGCTCCAGACCAGATGATGCTCCGGAGTCGCATCGGTATCAATATCCGCGCAGTGCCGTCGGGGCGACGGACGATTTCACGCGTCGCGAAACGGTTTTCACCGTGCACATCACCAATCACCTCGACCCCTGGAATCCTAACAACCCCGCGCATCAGGACACTTGGCACAAGATGGGCTCGGGTGCCGTCGCCCGGCGGGGACCTGTCGAGCCGGATTGACAGGGGTCGCCCCCCCCATTACCGGCCATCATGGACCGCGATTACTCGCCCGCGCTGGACGAGGAAGAAGCCGTAACGTGGGGGGAAACTGTACTCATATACAGTCCCAACTTCGGTTTCGGTTCGCGAGATCCGGGGAGCGCCACGTGTGGCCCAGGCGATTTCTGCCTGTTCCGCAGTCATGCCCACCCGGACGACCCCGGCGCGTATCGCCGAGGCCACCTCGGGTGTTAACTCATGCATGTGGTCGCTGACGTATCTTTCGCGGACGCGTACCGCATCGGAGTGGCCGAGGGCGGTTGAGCTCTGGCTCGTCGCGCACGCTGCGCAGAAGAAGAGGAGTGCCATAGTCGTGATTACCAGACGCTT